ATTCCTTCAGGACATGCTTTAACTACTATTTTGAATAGCATGGTGCATTTGTTGTTGGTTAGAGTGTGTTGGTTAGCAATTACAAAGACAAAATTGGATGTAATGAAGAAAGCAATTGCCATGATTGTTTACGGAGATGATCACTTAATTTCTGTAAATGATCAGTATAAAGATATATTCAATTGCGAAACTATTTCATTATTTTTAAAAGATTTTGATTTTAAATATACTGATGCTAAGAAAAGTGGAAATGTAAAATACACAAAGTTGAAAGATGCTGAATTTTTAAAATGTGGTTTTAGGAGTCATCCTAATTTTCCAAATAAATTTTTAGCACCTTTGGATTTAATTTCTGTTCATGAGTGTGCCCAATGGATATTTAAAACAGCTGATCTAACTTTGGCAACGAGAGAAAATGCAGAGCAGAGTATTCGATTATCTTTTGGTCATGGGCCAAAGTATTTTGAGGAGTGGAAAACTAAGGTTAATAATGCTTTGGTTAAGGAAAAAATAGCACCAATTGATGTTGATTGGCAGGAGTTAAACAGAATGTTTTTCCCAGATGCATTGGAGTATAGTGAAGAAGGTTATATTCGTATACAAAGCACAGGAAATTATGATGTTGACGATGGAATTGAAAATTTATCACACCATTTCAATCCATTTAATAATAAGAGTGAACTTAATGAAGGAGAGGTATATATTGTCTCACCATTAATTTCAGATTTATTAGAAGATTAATATTAAGTTATTAGTTTAGAAAGGGTAGCATTTAGTCGCGCGGACAATAAGTCGCGATCTTTCATCAGAGAGCTTGTTTTACAACCGTATTGATGTACCCGAATAGTTTATAGAAAAATTCAAATGATAGTAATCCTATTATCGTTAGCAAGGATCTATGACTATTAGTTTTAATTTGTGAAAGGCAAGATAGCTTTACCGACACTTTGAGAATTCGTTCTTTTTAAGAGGATAAATAAGCCGTAACCTGGATATTTTAAAATGAAGTTCATAGGAATAAATGGTGAATTAACACCTGAACGCTTTAAAGTTCAATTCCTTTAAACGATTAGATTTAAACATTCCTTTAGTGAGGAATAAATTAGTTTAAGTTTTTTATTAAAAGTTTAAAAATTAATTTTATAATTAAGGTTTTTAAAAAAACATATTTAATTTAGAAGTTATTTGTATAAAAAAAAAA